AAGATGTCAAGGCCCACAAATGTCATTTAGCCCATTTGTCACCACTTCGTTTAATCAGAAGCGACCATTTGATTACACCTATTTAACTCCTGTATATAATGATGCTACAGATCCAGATACAGGAGAACTAACAAATCCAGGTGAAATATTATTTTATAGAGAAAATTACAGTGGCAATAAAGATAGTCTAGGACTTAATTTTGGAGCAGCATTAACTTTTACCTTTCCGTTAGATCAAAGATTTCAAGATGCGTGTTTAAAAGCAGCCACTACCCAAGAAAAAATACAAAGTCAAATACTGTCTAAAGAAAGGCTCAACTACGAGCTCGCACGTCTTAAGAATTGTGGGTCGCTACTTCAAAACGGAATCCAGTTTAAAAAATCATCAAAATTTTATGCTCTTTGTGAGGATATTATTGTTACTGAAAAGATGAATCAAGTATTACCCCATACTCATAAATTGGAGCAGTAGACAAGCACGGTTAAACTTGTCTACCTAGACGCCCTATTCATTGCCTTGGCGAATAAGGTTCTTTTATTTTACCTCATCTTTTTTCTTTGTAAGTTGTTTTTTTATCTTTTTAAATATTTCAGAGATTAATTTTTTTATTACAGGAGCCAAAAGCGCAGAGCTACCAGCAACCACACCAATAACAGCAGTAGAAATGAGTGCTTGAGGCGTACCAATAAAGCTTTCTCTGAATGGTACTTTTTCCCAGACTCCGACACAGGTAATACCATCTGAGGGGGATCTTTCCCATTTTACCAACCTTTCGATCCTCTTATCATTTCTGTAATCCCCTGGTCTGAATTGTGGGTTTTTAGGAGGGCATGGATCTATTTTTAATTCTTCATCTTTTTTCTTTTGTGTTATCTGTGGCTGTTGTTGCGGAGGTTGCTGTTGTTTTTGTTCTTGCTGCTTTGCTGGTGCGGTATATATAAAATTTGCAGGGTTATATTCAAGCGGTTCATAGCTAGGGATATTAAACGTACCACAAGCTTGATATGTACCTAATTCATCTTCATTAATAAGACCTGTCAGATTATTTCTATGAGCATCAACACAGCCTGGAATATCTACAACTGGTTTATAAATAACATCTAATATTGGTGTTTGTACTTCCCATGGTCTTATTTTTGGAACGTAAACCTCTTTTATCTCAATCTTTGGTATCTTCGTCATCTATATCTCCAATAGAAATAGACCAGCCATCTTCTCCAAACGTACCTTTTTCTATTATTTCAGGTTTTTCTTTTGCATTTCCTCTTAACCAAACTTCGTCTAATTCTTTTATCTCATTATCTAGTTCCAAATTAAATTTCTGCATACGCAGCCAATTAATTAACTTGTCTATGTAATATTTAATTAGTTTTTTTAAAAAACCAAATATCATAAAGGCAACATTTCACCAGTTATTTTTGGCATTTTCTTTTCTATCTGATTAGGCAATATTTTATTTACACCTTCCATAACCTTTTCCATCATCATCGCTTCAAATTGTGGACTTGTAATGTAACGATAACCTGCATATCCAGCAGCAATAGTTGTGACGCTAATGATAAAAGATATGATGGATAATACAGATGAGATCTTATTTAAATTTAACATGATAAAACTGCTTGTATTACTTACCATTATAGGAATTACACCTCTTTATGTCACGTTAGGAATTATGACTCGTCAACTCAATACAAAAACTACCCCATAGGAATTACTCTAGGTGGGTTTTTTCTGTAATAACCTTTAGGAATACAAGGTTTTTTAAAAGTGCATTTTTTAGGCTTTCTTGGCACACGGCATACCAAGACACCTCCGCTACCTTTGCATTTTTTCTTTCTTAGTTTACCTTCTGGAAAATGATTTCTCGGTCTGTTTGGATTACCTGGAGAAGATCCAGCTTCAATAATGGTTGGAAATAGTAACCCGATCAAAAGAAAAATTGAAAATACCTTTTTTACCACAAAAATAATTAGTAAATATTTCTATTATAGTAATTAAGAAATTTCAGTCAAATTATTCTGAAGTTTTATTTGCTATCAAAAAGGCTTTATAAGAATTTTTTACTGAATCTGTCCATACCGCATTACAAATCGCCTGCACTTTTGCTGGTTCGTTTGATAAATCAGTATCAACTAAATTATCGGAAGCATCTAACGTACCAACCTCCAGTACATATCTATGAAAAGATCTTGTTAATTCTTTACCATCTTTTTTAATGACAGTTGCCTTACGAACTTGTACTGCATACTCAAGAACTTCTATTTTGTCGTATTCGATTGATTCAGATAGTGCCATTTAGGAAAGTCCTCCAGACTTAACAGGTTTATGGTGCGTAGTTTAAAGACTTAGCTTCGGTCTAAATTATTATGCAACCTCATAAGTTAAAGTAAACCTAAGATTATTGTCAGTACCAGTATCACTAATATCAGAATGACTAACGTTTGAATAGTGACCTGAAGGCACACCAAATCTAAAGTTTATTCCCCAAGACCCACTGCTATATGCAAGAAAAGCGACTATAGTATTTGACCCACCATAACGCTCTCCATGACAGACAGCACTCCAGTTACCACCTGTTCCTGATGGAACATAAGGCAAACCTCCGATTTTAATTAAGGTGCTAGATGTGGTGTCACTTAGTTGATGAATGTCAGCATTTATTGTTACTAGCCTTCCTATTTTTGTGTATGTGCAAGTATATTGCGGGGTTCCAATATTACCTTCACTAACTACTGTTGGCGTCCAAGTCCCTTCTTCATAATCTTGAAGCTTATTATCATCTGCGGTGTCGTTGTTAAATAATATGCCATTTGCTCCTCTAATATCTCCATTTACATCAATACCATTATTTGTAGTTGTTAACCTTACTGTAGTAGCTCCACTTGTAGTTTCAAGTAATTTAACAGTACCACCATCTTCGTTTGGTTGTATTTTTACATCACCAATTTCAGAAGTTATTATACCATTTCCACCAGCCCCACTGTGTAATAATCTTATAAGGTCAGCATTGTTTTCTGTGTTTCTTAGTTTAATAACAGTACCAATAACATTTAATCCAGTAGATACTGTTTGGGCTGCTAATACTCCGTCATAAAATAATTGAACATTAGCATTACGTTTAAATATCGCCATTGAATCCGTGCCTGACTCTATTAATAAATCACCATTATTAGTACCACCAGATTTTATACTAGGATTTTCACCAGAAGCAGCAATAAAAGCTAATTTAAAACCTTGTTGCATAAATACTGCATATTGTGTGACCGAAAATCTTTGTACACCATTTGATATAAAGTTCATTGAAGTGGCATCAAATGAAATTTTTGTATTAGTTACATCTTCATGTGTTATGGAATTAGCAAGCAAAATATCATCACAAGTAACAGTTCCTTCAATATTCAAGCCATTGCTAACCGTTTCTGCCTTCTTTACACCATCAAAAAATAAATCTACACCTAAATCAGCCGAATCGCAATGAATAAATGCTTTGTTATTAACCCAATCTCTTAGCTGTATATCACCCGATCTGATGAACGTAAATTTGTTTGTTGTATCTTTATTTACTAAAAAGATGTTACCGTTTGTAGATTCAATTACGTTATAAACACCACCAAACAATGAAGGGTCATGTTTAATAAAAAAATCTGCCGAATCTCCAAAAACTATTTTGGTGTTGTCATCCGCAGCTAAACGATCTTCAGAAGCATCCCATTTTAAATTTCTTCCAGAAGTAAATCCATAAAACTGACCATCACCCGAAACCGATATACCTTCGTTTGTTGTTTCAATACGCTTCACATTATCGTGGTACAGTTCCACACCTCCATCAGGAATTGCTTTAATGGCTGTCTCTCCTGATTTGGGTTCTATTAATAAATTACCTGTAATATTAGTTATCTTTGAATCTGTGCCGTCATGTAGCAGACTTAAATCTCCTCCAACACCTACTTTTACAGGTTGATTGTCAGCTTTAGCCCAAACATAACCACTTGATGCTTCAATATTATTGGCTTGAAAAGTACCGAAACCAGCTACACCCCAACTCCTTGTAAATAAACGCAAATCTCCATTGTGGTGTAACTTTACACCATCATCAGGAATTAATATTATCCCTTCTTCACTAGCTTTAGGTCTTATATGTAAATTACCAGTTATGTTTTCAATGAATGAGTCTGTAGAGTTATGAAAAATAGCTAAATCTTGCGAATCTCCTAGTTGTAATTTTTTATTATCAGGCAATGCGATATGCTCACTACTTGTCCAGCTATCAGTAGCATTTAACCATTGAAATGTTTTAGTAGTATCTCCTAACAAACTTATACCACCATTATTAGCAGTTATATCTGTTGGACTTCCTACCTTACCGAGAGTTACGTTAATATCCTCTACGTCTAAAGTTTGCGTATTTATAGTTGTGGTGGTTCCAGAAACGGTCAAATTACCCTCAAATACCGCATTTCCTGTAACAATTAGACTATTAGGTATATTAATATCACCAATTGCGTTTATTTTAAACCTGTCTTGTGAGTTAGTAGTATCTCTTATTCTAAAAATTCCATTAGAATTAGATAATCTATAATCAGGGTTATCTCCAGTATCATTTAAGTTTATTGTAGGACTTTCGGAATTTATATTAAAATTTCCGTTAGTAAAAATATTTTGCGACCCAAAAATTGGACTGATTTTTGTACCTGCAATGGCAGCACTAGCACTTACATTTGCATTGGTAACAATACTATCGTTTAATGTCCAATCAGTTAAATTTGCTGCAACTGTCAATGCTCCTTTATCTCCAGCACTTATACCAGCACCAGTAGCACCTTGTATTCCCTGTATTCCTTGTATTCCTTGAATACCTTGTGGACCAGGTGCCTTTACAGTAACAAGCTGGGTTACACCTTCAGTTACGCTGACACTATATTTGTTCTCAGTAACATTAACAGAAGTCATTGTGCTGTATATCCTTCAGACATAAATATTGTACCCTCTATAAAATATTCTCGATCACCATTTGCTTCTATTTTTAAAATATCGTATTTATAAATATTATCTGTCATATTCGCAGTCTGCGTATCAGTTACTTTCCATGTAATATCACCACCACTGGCATCTGTAACAGTAATAGTCGCATCTGCTAATTTTGTTGTCCTACTTTCATTCCATATCTGAGATATTATTGTCTTTCCTGTTAAATTTTCATTGGCATTGTTACTATCCTTTAGGTTTACATCAAAGGAATGATCTGCTCTTCTTTGGAGCGTTAAATTATACGTTCCAGGATTTGCCATTTAGCTAGATGTCCAACTTGAAGGTGCTGTTGAAATAGTTGCAGGTGTTCTTTGATCTATACATTGTTGTTTTACAGCAGTTTCCAATTTTGATACTTCATCTGAACCTAATTTTGTCTTTATCCAACCAACAACCTGATCTTTTGACAAATCTTTTAAAGGAATAACAGAACTACCTTTTTCTAAAGTCATGCAGTCGTATGTATAACCACTAAAACCATCACTGGCATCACAGGTTAAAGCCCAATGAACCTTAGTGACAAGACCATCATCATCTCCACCATTTATAGCTTCTAATGGTCTATCACCTTGAAATCCCCAAGTTGTAGTGTAGGTAGGATCAGCCATGATTAGTTGTTAGTGAAACCTGCTGGTTCTGTTTTTACAGCTTCTTCTGGTAAATACATTTTATGTGTTTCTATTGCTTTTTGTATAGCAATAATTTGATCTCTACAGTTTTTCATTACCTGATCTGCCTGTAAGTAATTATCTTGCATTTGTTTTAACTCAGCTTCAAGTTTTGTGATTTGTTCTGCTGGATTAGGTGCTGACATAAAAATAAACTTTTTTTCTATTGTATCTATATAAGTTATAAAAGTCTATGCACTTTCTAAAGCTGCAACTTTAGCACTTAATTCTTGAATTGCTTTTATTATTGGAGAAATAAATTCTGAATATCTTAAACCATATATTGGCGTAATTGCATTACCATCTTCATCAACTTCATCCTTACAGAATCCACCAAAATCTGTAGCTGGTTTGCTTATAGCACCAAGAACTGCCTCTATTTCCTGTGCAATAAGTCCATAATGAGTTCTTGTTTTGCCGTTATATTTATAAGATACTGGATTTAATTTATTTATAAAATCTAAACCTAAATCACTTGTTGCAATAGTGTTTTTTGAATTTTTATCTGATGTTTGAATTACATTATTAGTAGCATGAATATTATCAAATTTTAAACTATTAGAACCTAAATCAAGCTGGTCGTCTTGTAAGGGTCCAAACTGATTAGGAGTAAATTTATATTTAGCAGTACCATTACAAGAAACACCAATCTGATTAGTTGAAAATCTATAGAATCCTGTAGTATTGCTGTTTGTAAATGAATAAGCTGGAAATTCATGTGAACCATTTGCTATTACTATACGGCCAGTACTAATATGTAAGTCCCCAACACTACTTATTTTAAGTCTTTCATTAAAACCATTAGTCATAAATTTCATATCGTTATCGCTGTGACTATAGACAATAGCTCCCTGATGATATTGATTGCTTGCAGTTCCGTCAGAAAAGAAAAGATTACCCGTATCTGTGGTTGAACTAACTATAGTTATTCCTCTAGCTCCTGATGTTGTTCCAACGATTAAATCATCCGCATCATCATTAGCAAGTGCTGAATTAGAATTAGCGACAGTTACACTACCATTTGAAATAACACTAAATCTACTTACTGAATTAGTAATATCTCTGATGTGTAAACTTCCATTATCATTTCTTATTTGGTAATCACTGTCATTATTAGTATCTTTTAATTGTATGATAGGAAAAGTGTTTTCAATATATAAATTTCCAGTTTGAACCACATCTCCATCTGATTCAATCTTCCATTTCTGAACAGCATTGGTATAGCCGTTTGTTGAACCGAGTTTAAATATTATTCCACCACCAGAACTGACAGAGTTTGATATTGCTAATACATTATTATCCATGCCGATTGCACTCCAATCATTCCCCCCATCTTGTCTAAATACCATTCTTGGGGTGTCATTTTCATTATTGTTATCTGTATCAGCTTCTAATACTAATTCGCAATCTCCTGATGTTCCAGATGAAAATTTATGCTGTGTACCTGTAGCATTGATTCCTGTACTACTTAAAGCTAAAACTGTACTTCCTCCTCTTTGAAGTTGCAACTCTCCTGTCCCATTATCATTAATTATCGAGTTACTAGAATTATGAAAAATCTGTAAATCATTGTTTGTACCTGCTATGAACATTGCGTTATCTGGTGCTTTAAAACCTATGTTGGTTCCTGTTTTATTTGCAGTTATTACACCAGAACTGTCTATTGTAAATTTTCTATCATTATCAATATTAAATTTTATTTCACTACCTGCAACATTATTTTGAACATCAGCCTCTATAAATAAATCGCCATCAACTGATTGAAATTTAGTTTCTGTATCATCACTAATTAATAAAATATTTGCTCCACTTACTGTTGATTGCACTGCAAGAGCATTTGCACTTCCGCTATATATATGAAGTTTATTAGATGGATTGGTAAGGCCAATACCGACATCACCACCTGATTCTATGTAAAGTCTTGACGTACCGCTTGTTAATAAATTTATTGGTGCAGCGTCAAAAGCAGTCAGATTGAAAGATCCTGTTCCTCTATGCTGAATAGACGTAGGAGCATTTGCACCAGTATTGGATCTTATAAATCTTGCACCATAAGTGGTGTATGTTGAATCTCCTATTAAATCAATAAAACTATTTCCATCTGCTGTTCTGCCGTTTCCAATTTTTAAATATCTATTACCTACACCCCCAGAACCGTCTGTAGTAATATTAGACCCAATATTAGCAGCAAGAGTGGTCGTTAATGTTCCTGTTACGGTTGCTCCGCCTGATGTTGTTTGTAGTCTAGTAGTTGCTCCATGTTTAAAAGTACAAGCACCGCCTATAAAAAACTCAGCCATATTCCTGGCATTAGCACTATCATATAATTCAATTCTGTTGCCATTACTTTGAATACTTAAATAACTAGATCCTGTTTCAGCAATTATTGAAACATTGTCTGAACTTCTGTGAAAAAGTTGAAAATCATTGCCATTTCCTAATCTTACGGCCTCATCATCACCTAAATTAAGCTGATTTACATTTACAGCAGCATTTAAGTCATAAGTGCTTGTTAAATCTACATAAGCACTTCCATTATATTTTTTCCATCTATTAGCACTAGAATCCCATTTGATTGCATTAGCTGGTACGTTACTTGGACTGCCTACTGATAACTGCTGTAAAGCTGCGTCAATATTTTCTATTATCTGAGTCGGAAACGCAGTATATGTTGTATCTACTGTGGGTAAATTAAAATTAGCAGCCATTACCTTTTTCCTTTAATGATACTACGTTCCACGACATTGCCAAGTAAAGTTACCGCTTACCCTTTCCCCATCTGTATCAAATAACAAAACTTTAAATGAGGTAGGATTTGGTACATCTTGAAAATCAACAACAGCAAATACAGGAGATGTTGTATTTGGTGTAACCGCAATTCCTTGTACATCTACAAATGATACATTGAAGTTAACATTTGTTCCACCGCTATCATTATCGTTTGCTGTGCCAATACCAGTATCATTAAGAATTTTAGTATCCAGTTTTAAATTTAATGATGTAATTTTTCTATATTGCCCGTTTGTAGAATTTACAATAGTTCTATATTTAACCCTTCTAAATTGCGTACCAAATCTAAAAAAACTCTGTCCATTTTGTGTTACACCATCTGTTGTGAAGGCTCCACTGGTTCCAGATGCGGTATTAATAGTACCTTGATTTTGAACACTACCTGAACCAATATTATTACCACCTTGTATCACTGAAATTTTTGTAGATGCTAAATTAGTTTCATAATCAAAAACCTCTTCATAAAATCCAGTAGAAGGTGCTGGCTCTAAATAATGTGTATTTGTAGGGTTTGCTGTTATCAAAGCGGTCATAGTATTAAATTGTGGACTGGAAGATGATCCTGTACCTATAAAATGTTCTGCCCAAGTTTCTGTTGTATTAACTGGAATGTAAGCACTATTATTAGCAAGCAGACAATTACTCAAGTTATTACTTAAAACTTCTGCTGGACTTGTTGTGAAGTTAGAAAAGAAATTAGCATTTAAAATAAAGTCAGGTGGTTGTGATACCTGTTGTACCGTTTGGAATGACGGTCCAATATTTCCAGCAGTATCTATAGCAGCAATATGATATGTGTAAATGTCAGAAGCCTGTTCAAATACAACATTAAATACACCATCAACTCTACCTATAACTGTTGCAGAAGCAAAATCAGTTGTATCACTTGCATTGCTTTTATGTTTGCGAATTTCAAAAGTTGCAATTTTTAATTGATTATTTGCATTAATATTGCCAGCTTTCCAACGTAATAAAACATTGTTATCAATAACTTCTGATGTGCCTGTATCTGATGCCTGTGGAATACTTGGTACATTTATTTCAACTGGTATTTTTAAAGCAGTTGTTGATAAATTGTCGTTTACATCTCTAGTTTGAACATAATAATATCTCTGTCCTTCTGATACCAACCAACTTACCTCTTCTTTAAATGACTCTGAATTAGTAAAAACAACTAAATCTGTATTTGCATTTGTTATACCAGCAAAAGTGGAAGAAGTTGATCTTGTTATCTTATAGTCTTTAAAACTTAGATTTTGTGTTTCATTTCTGGTTGGTTTGTCATAGCTAATGGTAACAAAACCTTGTCCTCCTTCATTTCCTAATTTGTAACTCATATTAAGGACCCGATAAAATAGGTGCAATAAATGGCACTACGGTAACTTGTTGAGTGACAAAATCACCTCTAAAACGATCTTTAATATTTTGTACATCTTCATTTACATAACCAGAATCTAAAGCTGCTATTTTAAAATTTTTAGACATATTGTTATTGTTTTTAGCAAAATCACTTATTTCAAAAGTAACCTTTGTTGTATTACTTTCAAACAATAAATTATTTGAAGAACTATAAATTCCATATTTATGAATTTTAAATATTGCTACATTTGTTGTTGAATTAAAGCCACCTTCAACTGGATTCCATTTTAATGTAGCCTGATTTCCTGTGTAAATTACAGGAACAGGTTTCATAGTAGGTGCTGGTGGGCGTTGGAAAGTTATAGTTTTTGTCAATGTAGAATCTGCCCCTGATGCAATGATTCCAGTATCAGGAAAATCTACTCTTTCATAAACAGGATTTATAGTAAATGTTCTGACTTTATTGGTTCCATTGTTATTTCTATCAATATTTGCAGCAGTTATAGGAATGAATAGTTTTGAATCTTGCACAGTTATTGGAAAAATATTATCTTCTCCGTTAATTTGTGAATCGGCATAATTGGTTGTTACTTTATAACCAAGAACATTAGGCATATTAGTTTGCTGTGTCACATTAGGCCAGTTAAGAATTATATTTTCTTTTGTAATTTTTACTTTAACTTCAGCATTATTAGGAAAAACTGGTTCTGGAACAGTAATTGAATAAGTTAAAGCTGGACTTTCAGCACCAGCATGATTAATAGCTTTTATTGTAAAAGTTTTTGTCCCAGAAAAATTTAAAGGTGTTTCGTAAGTAGTGACATTAGATTTTATTTTCTTTGTTGTATTAGACCCATCTGTAACTTCATAACGCTTTATTGCATAAGAACCTATTGTCGCTGGTTCATCCCAATTTAAAACAACTGTATTATTTTCTATGGCTGGAAAACCTGACACAGCCTGTGGTGCGGAAGGTGCTACAGGTGTAAATACAAAACTAGCAGCGTTTAAACTGTATCTTCCTCCTGTATCTCTGGCTTTTACAAAATATGTATGACTTTCAGTAAGAAAATCTTTTGTTATACGAGTAGATCCTGTGGTCCTTCCAACAAAAGTACTACCTTTAGTACCAAAATTAATTAAAGTAAAAACTGAAACTCCTGAGTTATTTGAAATTTGTGTTGCACTTAATTTGTGAATTTCATAAAAAGCAATATCTAAATCTTTAAATTCGACTTGAGGGTTAGCATTTGGGCCATTTGTAAAATCAGGATTAGGGTCATTTTCATTAAAAGAAACAATATTTCCAACTGTTGTTCCATTTGCAGTAACACTTAAACCTGTCACATCATTTGGAGGTTCTGTTTTACCAACAGTATCTATACCAACATCTCTTGATTTGCCTGATAATCTTCCGCTTCCTGTACCGATAGAAAATATTTTTACATCATATCTATCTCTAGGACTTACATTTAAAATTTCAAAACTTAGTCCTTGTACTTCTTCTTTTGTCTCTTTTCCACCATTATTTATTCTCAATAAATATTTATTAACATCTTCAACTTGTCTCCAATTAATAATTAATCTAGATCGGATTGCAACTTTATTAGAGTTTGTGTCAGTTTGATTAATAGATTCCTTATAAAGCCTTTCTGTTATTGTTGCTGCTGATGGTCTTTTTGGCTTCTTATCAATGTTTGTAGCATCTCTAAAAGTAACTGAAGATCCAGTTTCAACCGCAGAATAAATAGTATGATTGTATAAAAGTGCAGTTACTTTATATTTAATTTTTTCTTCTTCTGTTACTACCAGAACTCTATAAAGTTGGTTTTGCAAATTTTGTCCAGATGTTCCTCCTGATGTTTCTAATATCCAAGTTGACATTACATTTGGTGCTGTATTTGCAAAGGTTTCTGTATATTCTGGATCGCCAGGTGCGTTTCCATCTGAATCATTAACTTTCATCTGAAAATTACCACTAACTGTTATAACCGCACCAGTGATATTAGATACAGTCTTTTTGCTGACACTGCCATCTGGCATTAATACATTAAGAGTTCTTGTATAGCTGACAGAATTACCAGGTAAATTTGATGCACTTGCATCATCAACTGTTATCTGATTCGTTCCATTAACAGCAAAAATTCGACCACCTCTTCTTGATCCAGTTTTTACCTGATCGTTTATAGCAATAACTTGTCCTGGTCTTACTATTACACCTGTATCAAGAGAAACTGTAAAAGTAACTGTTTCTGTCAGTAATTGTTCTGATTCTCTTGTCCATTTAGCTAATCTATGAGCCTGACCCGAACTTGTGCAGCCATAAGCCTGTATTTGCTTTTTCACTATTCCGTATTTTGCTATAGCAATATCTCCACCAGCATTAGTTGTCGCTGTTACATCTCCTATTGTTGTGTTTGCAATAACATCGTCAGTTGGAAACTGTTCATAGGATATTTTTCTTTGATTATTGTCATAATATTTTGCTATTACTAATGTTGATCTAGTTTTTATGTCACTTCCTTCGTATGTGAAATTACCTTCAACTACATTTGCATTAGTAAAAATATATGCTGGTAAAACATCCTGTGTTGCACTGTAGGCTCCACCATTTACCTGTGGTGCTGGTTTATCCTGTGATAAAAATAACGTGCCAGATGCCCAAAATGGCATGACACGCATATTACTACAAATGGCATTTATTAAATCATAGGCTCTAAATTCTTTATTTATAATTTCATTAAATGAAAATCTAGCCTCTTGACCCGTTTCAAAAAAAGTACAATTCCCACTTAAGGCACTACTATTAGGTGTAACTTTTCTTGCTCTAAAACGCTTTCTGTCTAATCTTCTAATTTTAAAAACTACAGCATTATTTTGTGTAGCTGGTGATGATCCAGACGTACCAGATGTAAACGTAATACTTATTAAATCATTTGTTTGGTATTTATGATCTACTGTACAAGTTATCTCTGCACTAGATTTATTTGCTGCTAATGTCCAAGTCCCTGATTTTTGAGCACCTATCGCATCTCCAACATCACGTTGAGTGCTGACCAATTCATTATTATACTGACTTATATTCCAAAAACTAAATTCATCTAAAGCTGTTTCTGGTATAGATAACCCATAGCGAGTATTAACAAGTAAATCGTAGAGGCAAAACGCTGGATCGTTTGTATAAAGTCTTTGCCATGTACTCCTTAAAGTTCCATTTGCAGTTAAAGATGTACCACCAGCCCAAGTTGCAGAGGAATTATAAACAAGTCTACCTGCTCTGTCTCCATCAGTTGGATTACTATTATCAGTATAAACATTTCTTGGCACTGCCACTCTCGTCCCTCTTAGCCTGTAATAACGTCTTGGTATTGATGAAAAACTTTCACTTGTTACATCAAATCCTATTAAGGATGTATTTGGATATTTGTTTCTATCAAACGTGATGATCTGGTAAGAAAACCACTGAATATATGATTGTTCTTGTGGTACGTCTGGATCATTAGATATTCTTGTTACTCTTAAATTAAAAGTAGTTCCATCTGCATAATTATCTGGGACATTAAAAGTATATTCGTGTTGAAAAGGATCTGCAGTTAATCCATCTATAATAGTATTACCACCAAAAGCAAGTTTAAAACCTTCATCAGCATTGCTTCCACCATCAACCTTGTATTCCATTTTAAATATAACTTCAAATTCTTCAATCTTTCCGTCATCTCCATATTTTTGTAAAGATGGGACATTTATTATTAATCTTATTCTGTCAGCATTAGGATAGCTGCTAATACTAAAATTTACGTCATGTGGACTATTTTGTGAGATATTTCCACTATTAACAGTTATTTCCTGTCTTGTGGCATGAAAACCCTTTATAAGATCTTGATTAGCAGTTCCTACTCTTTGAATAACAGTTACATTATCAAAGTTAACATCATCTTCATCAAATTCTCCTGTTTCATCATTTAGTTCGGCATCTTCATCGACAATCGGAGTATCGTTTAAATAAACATCTTTTTGTGCGTGTTTATAATAGTGTGTTGCAGCAAAAGCTATTCCTTCGTCCAAAGCAGAAGGAAAGCCCTCGATTCGACCTTCACAAATAGCGTCTAATATTTTAGCTTTTGCAGTACTATCTAAAGTATCTTCAGCTGGTGAAACACTTTCACTACCCCCACCAGCACCACTAATAATGTCTAAATTTTTTTCTTCCATTAGTTATTCATTTATTAAGTTTGTTGAAACACTTAAACCTGCTGAAATTACCACAGATCCAACTATTCTTTCTCCATATAAAATTGGAACTGGTGCTCCTGCATTATTAGTATTTACAGGGCTATTAAATTGAAAGCTATTTGGTTCTTCAGTGGTGTCATCTGGCACTGGTGTAAGCATTTGTGAGACACCGTCTAATACTAAGGCTACACCAAGATTTCCAGCAATATTACTAAAACCAGTAAGTGTTCCTAAAGTAAAACCACCTGTTAAAAAAGCAGTACCAATTAAAGCAGCACCTAGTAAAATCCTACCAACTCCTCTTCCCTGACCACTAATGACAGGTACAATTTTTATATCTGATTGACCTGTAGGAAAATGTAATTCTTCTAATGTTCTTGGCTTTTCATTTACTATAACTTTATAACTTTTATCCATCATATAATTTTCTGCCTGTGGATAGTTTCCAATCAAGCATTTGACCGCATCTGCTACTGTATGAACTTCAGTTTCTATCTCTTTAACGCCTACAAACTCTGCTAAATCTCCATACAGTTTAATTTTACTAGGGCAATCCAACATATCGGAAAATCTTACCTGTAATGCTTCTATAATACCTATTGTACTCTTCTTTACAAGATAATCTGCCTTGTGGATGATGAAGCAACATATTATTTTCACATAAAACACCAACATGATTAAATTGATCTCCCGAAAAAGACATTAACGGACAGTCATATACCTTTATTTGCTCGTCATCGTCTAAAGCTCTAAAGCCAGCCTTTTTATAACTATTCATAAATGTAGGATTAAAAGCAAATTCTTCTGGATCGTCAGGCTTTTCAAAATCAATAAGATTAATATTTAACTCTGCTTTGTAAAATTCCCTGATAAGTTGCCAACAGTTTGTATGTTCCCAAGTCCACGGTCTACCTAATAATGATTGTTTATATTCTTTTGGTATAAAGTCGTACCACTCTTCAGTATGTGGATTAACAATATACCAATGTTTATTAGTTCTTGCTGCGGACACTCTATCTGCTAAACTTGCAAAAGCACTTGTAGTTGGGTGTGAATGGACTATACCTTGTATTGCATCATTACCATATTCATCCTCTATTTCGGCATAATCTGTTGGACTTAAAATAAATTGATCTGTTGGTATCTGTGCTAGATTTCTACATTTTTTATAAACTAATTTACCTTTTATATTTACTAACAACCCACAGATTTCTCTAGGACTTTCTTTTAAGGCATCTTCAATAACTTTTTTCTGCCAGTAAATCAACTATAAAAATCTCCAATACCAGGAAACTCTCCAGGTAAAAACTGACGTTTTGGTAGTTTTACATTAAAATCATCTATTGCGGCAGCTAATTCAAAAGAAACAATATTTCTTGACTCAATTGATTTTCTAGCAATTTTAAATTCTTGAATATCAAATTCCATTGTTTCGTCAGGTGTACCGTATGGATTATTACCTGTAAAATTGCTATTTGATAAAAATTCAGCAAGTGTTCTTCTTCTTTTTAAGGTTGCACCGACTAAATCATTAGCAAAAGTTACTTGATTAACTGCATTTAAAATACTAGACATATTACCAATATTTGTTGCAATAATAGCTAAATTACTAATGGTCAAGGTAGGTCTTGGTAACTGTTTTGGATCATATTTAAAACCAGTTGCCTCTATAGGCATCCTGTAATATGTATTTCCGTTCCAAACTATGCTGTCCTGATTCGTTGTATCTTTTGTATTGTTATGAAATCTTATCGTTGTAATATTATTGCCATTAGCATCTTGTATCGTAGTTGTGCCATGTAGTACAGGATCTAATGTAAGTTCAAATAATTCTATAATCGGACTAGGATTAACAGATTGTAAACTGGAAGTTGGTACTGGCATTATGGTTCAAATACTTGTCTAAATGTAACCTGTACTCTTGCTCTGTTTAAATAAGGTACAGTTTTGTTATAACCACCTTCCACTACAAAGTTCATGGCACTTTCACCTGGAACTGTATAAGTGAAGTTTGCTCCTGTTACAGCAATAGTGTCAAAGAAGTTAGTTAATGTATCAGCGTCAGTTTCGCTTACTTCAAAAGTAAGATTAAATATTTTTGCATTTTGATTAAGACCAAAAGAAAGTCGATGCTCGTAACCATCACCAAAAGAAACAACACGAGTCTTAGGTGCGTTTGACTTTCTAAAATTGTATGTTGGTACAAAAGCTGTACCTGCTGCTGTGTTAGGTAAGTTAGCCATTAACTATATAGTAACCCTCCTGGTCTTTTTTGTTCTAAAAGTTCTGCCTGTATAGCCTGTGATATAGCCTGTCCTAACTGCTCTGCCTGTGTTTCATCACCCTCAACAGAAGATCCAGAGGCATCTACATTAACAGTAATATTTGTTGAACCATTTATATCACTTAAATCGTGATTTGGAATAATATTTCCTGATTGATTTGGTACGAACAATTCTGGTCCACGTTCTCCAACAATATAAGATTGTCTCATTTCTACAGGACCACCGTTAGCTGCGTACTGTAGAGGAGTAAAACTAGGTGCTAGTCCTTGCATATTATTACTAGGTAATTTTAAATCTGAAAAATTAAGATTTAACTTTTCTTCAACTTCATGCTTAGGTAATTTTAAATCTGAAAAATTAAGATTTAACTTTTTTTTAATTTCATGATTTGGAATTATAGTACCTTTTCTGTCAGGAACAAAAAGTTCTGGACCTCTTTCTCCTACTATTGAAGGTCTTCCTGCAGGAGGTCTACCACCATTAGCAAAATTCAATAAACTTGTATCAAATTTTTCATTAAAACCACCCGTTATAAAAGGAGCAACACTACCACCTCCAAGAATACCACCAAACATTCCTAAAATACTTCTCTGTAATTGATTTGCCATCATCCTTGCAGCCATATCTAAGAAATAGTCTGCAATTCTATTAGTCATATTTCTAAAGGCATCAGTAACAGACATAGTGCCCATAATTACACCTTTAAATGATTCAGAAAATGATGAAGCTATTGTTCGAGATAAACCAACAACTCTCTCACCTACATCATTTAACTGTTTCATTTGTTGATCTAACATAATCATTTCAGCTTGAATAGGATTAGCTAAAATTTCTGCCTGTTCTATTAATATATTTTGAAGTTCTATTCGTTTTAATAAATTTTTAACTTCTCTTTGATTATTTTCTGCTTTGGCTATATCTAAAGCAAATTCGAGAGAAGATAATTTATTTTTTTGTTGTAATATATTAAGTTCTTTAGGTAGTAATGTTAAACTTTCTTTTTGTAATTTTATTCTATTATCTAAATCTGCTAATGCAGCTTGATTCTTCATATCATTTATTTTTTTAGCATTTTCTGCATTTGTAAGAGCAGCTTTTGCTGTATTAACAAGAATTCTTTCTTTTCTAATTTTTTCTTCTAAATTTTTTAATTCTTCAGAACCTAATGTATTAAATGAAATTTGCAATTCTTGTTTAGAAACGCTTAAAGTATTTTCTGCCTTTTTTAAATTATTATTTGCTTTTAAAATACTTAATTCATCATTAGTTAAAGAAGATCTCTGCTGTTCAATTTCTAACGCTTGTTGTAAAGGTAAAATATCTTTATTAAATTTAGCTATTTCTTTTAAATTATTTACTCTTTCTTGAAGAGGATCAAGGTTTGGATTTTTTCCAAAATCGGGATTTAATTTTACTTCTCCAATAATTGCATTACCTTCCGCAACAGGAATATTAGACATTTTTCTCCCTTCTTTTCCTCTAATTCTTTCTTTAGATACAGGATTACCACCTGGTCCAAATAGTATAAAATCAACAATTCCTCTAGTAGTTCCTTTTCCTTGTCGAAATTTTAACAAATCATTTATTATAGGCTGTAAAGCATCAGATAAGAATAAAGTTAATTCTGTTCCTAAAATATTTATTGAATTTTTAAATTCTTCTAATTGCTTAGTATTTTTTTTGATTTCATCTGTGGTAAGTCCAAACTTTTCTTTTCCCTTTTCTAAAAGTAATGTTGCTGCTGCTGATTTTAAACCTAGTTTTTCTAATTCTGAAGCTAAATCTCCAGTTTCTGTTCCCGTTAAACCAAATTTTTCTATAAGTTTTTCTATATTTTCAGTAGGTTTTGCTAACGCATTAGCTAAATCATCCAATGCACTACCAATAGCAGTACCAGCAATAGAAAGAGCGAAACCAAATTGCCCTCCAACTAAACCACCTGCAACACCACCTAAAGCACCACCAAGTGCTGCTGTTGGTCCTTGTCCAAATAATAAGGGAAAACCACCACCAATAATTCCACTTCCTATAGCACCAGAAGCTTTTTGTCTAAAAGCTTGTGCTCTATTTTTTGCAGCAGTTTGAGTAAGTTTTTGTTCTGCTAAAACTCTTTTTTCTACAGTTCTTAAATTATCTTGACCTATCTTTCTTGATTTTTTCCTTACTTCTACTTGATCTTTTAAATTTGCAAGACTTTTTGCTTCTAACTTTTGTAATGATTCTTGTAAACCTTTTCTTTCTCTTAATTCGTTTGCTATTTTTTCAGCAACAGGAGATGATTGACCTTGCAAAAGAATATCTCTTGCATCTTGTGAAAATGCTTTAAAAGAACCAGCATTAGGAGAACTTAATTGTTGTATCGGTTTTCTTTCTCTTAGTTGTTCATTTCTTCTTATAGCTTTTTCTATAGGTGTAAATTTTTTACCTACATTACGAAATCTATCTAATAAACGATTACGTTGTTCATATTCTTTATTCAATCTCCTTTCAGCACCAAGTAATTCTTGAGCAGCTTTTTTTTGTAATTTTGTTCCAGAAGCAGCAGCATTAAAATTTTTCTGTGCGGTTTGTAAAACTTCGTTTAACTTATCAAAACTTTTTACAAATGAATTTTGATCTTTAGCAATATTTCTTAAAGTTTGATTAAAACCTTTAATTTGTGTTTCTGTGGTTTTAACCTGTTTATTAAATTTAGTTAGCTTTTCGGCACCTTTTAAAGCAACAGCAATATAA